TATCAAACCAACTATTGTATATTTCTTCAGATACTGCTCTCAGTTTCTTATCAGTTATTTCTTCACCAGCTTGGTAGCCTATTGCAGTATTAGAAGCACCACTTGAATTAGTTAAAGCCTCACAACCAACAGCAACACTGTAAGAACTTGTTGTATTAGCATCTAATGTGTGATGACCAATAGCTATATTATATTGACCCGTTGTATTATTTAACAGTGCAGAATCACCAAAACCTGAGTTTGAACCGCCAGAAGTATTCTGGGTTAAAGCTCTATAACCAAAAGCAGTATTATAACTTCCACTAGAATTGTCTTCTAAAGCCTCACAACCAACAGCAGCGTTATCACTACCATTGTTTGCTTTTAAAGCATCATAACCAACAGCAGTATTAGAACCGCCAGAAGTATTCTGGGATAAAGCACGTCTACCAACAGAAACATTTTTTAAACCTGACGTGTTCGCTTGTAAAGAATTAGCACCAATGGCAACATTATTAGAACCTGTTGTATTTTCATACAGAGAGAAGGAACCAAGAGCAGTATTATAAGTTCCAGTAGTATTATCTAGTAAAGACTCTTTCCCAATACCAATATTATTATGAGCTGTAGTAGATGCAGTTAAAGCTTTATAACCAATAGCTATATTATTACCACCCGTTGTATTAGCGGCTAAAGCTTGCGAACCAACTGCTGTACAATAAAGTGCCGTAGTAATTGCTGTACCAGCGTTATATCCAAATAACGTATTATCAGTTGGATCTGTCCCACTAAAGCTATCTCCTGCGTTTGTCCCACCGACAGTGTTGTACTGAGCATCAGAACTAACTCCACCACCACCACCACCAATCTCCTTAACCGTTCCAGAATCGTTGATATATAACTTTTGAGCCGAAGTATCTATCGCAACCTCACCACTAGAAATATCACTCGTTGATGGAGTGCTAGTTCCTCTCTTTAATTTAATTGTGTTAGCCATTAGAAGTACCTCCTATTCGATGGTTTTTAGTATGTACCTCCATCTAAGGTGATACCGTCAATCGTTCCTCCGTCAATGTTAACAGCGTCTAAATTCTGTGTCGCCATTGTTCCTAACCCAAGTGTGGTTCGTGCTGCTGCTGCGTCAGCATCATCAACCAACGTCCGACCATAAGCACTAAAGTCAGTAACAGCAGCCGATCCTGAGCCAGTAAAGTAAGGAAGCTTATTAGCTGCACTTGTTAAACCTGCGATTGCTGCTAGCTCAGCATCATAGGCTTGAACATTTGTACCAATAACAAGTCCTAAATTTGTTCGAGCGTTGGCGGCTGTGCTTGCTCCCGTTCCACCATGAGCTACGGCAACATCAGTACCAGCCCAAACACCTGTTCCTATTGTTCCAACGGAAGTTAAGGAACTACCTAATACAGTCGAACCAAGAGCAGTTTGGCTTAAGACATTGTTGCTATTAATGTAATAAGCCTTGCCGGAAGCAAGATTAATATGCTCAGAAGATGTCCAAGCATCTGTCGAATTAACCCAGTTCCATGTTTTATCGCCATCGCCTGAATCAACAGTAATACCACCGCCATCGGCAGCAGCATCGTCAGCCGCACCTTTCGCAAGTTCTAAATTCTTATCAGCAATTGTTGTCGTTGTACTGTTGACAGTTGTTGTCGTTCCAGAAACCGTTAGATTTCCACTTACTACAAGGTTTTGAGCACAAGTAAAACTTTGAACAGTTGCTCCACTTAAATCAATTGTTCCTGTATATGTCTTGTTCCCTGAAATCGTTTGCGCTGTTGAAAGTGTTGAATAATATCCATCTCCACCTATTGCTTCAATAGATGTTGCTGATCCACCAGCACCACCAGTACCAGTTCCGTAATAAAGAATATTAGTACCTTCTGCATAAGCTAATTCTGCATTTGCTAAAGAAGTAGGAGCCGAACTTCCAGTGCTTCTTTTTATTCTGATCGTGTTAGCCACTAGAAGTTGCCTCCGTCTGTAAGTGTGTTAGTAGTCCAAGTTGCGTCAGCCTTAAGACTTGACGATGTACTGTCATAATAAACGATAGATCTATTAACAGCATTATCTATATTCACAGCATCAGCAGCACTCGCTCCTTGTGGGCCCTGAGTTGCCACCGTAATGACTGAACTATTGTTTTCATCAATAGTTACAGTGTTTTTATTTGTTGTGACGTTGACTGAGGTCATGCTGTATATCCTTGACTCATGGAAATTGTACCTTCAATCCAGTATTCTTTCAGCCCTGATCCGTTAGTCAATAAAACATCATATTGATATTCATCTAAATAAAAAGTTGCAGTTTGAGTATCTGTTACTTTCCATGAGAATGTCCCGCCTTCAGCATTGGTGATAGTGCAAGTAGCATCCGCAGCTTTAACTTCCCTCTCTTTATCCCAAATCTGACTTGCAATCGAATAACCAGTGAGATTTACCGCACTACCTTCTGAGTCCTTCAAAGTCACATCAACACTATGATCCGATCTCCTTTGGATCGTCATGTCATACCTGCCAGGTGCTATTGCCATAAGTTTTACCTTATTATTAGTAGGATAGAAAAGTCTAGAAAGTATTGATGACATTCTACAGGAATTTCTTACCTTTACCTCAATTCACTTTATTAGAACAATCAATTAATAAACATATTGGATATTTTAAATACAAAGCACATGAAATTCCAGAAGAAAACAGTTATGAGTCAAACTGGGAAACCTATCTATCAAGACAATATTTAGAAAATCTCTTTAATGATCCAAACCCATATTATAAAAAATCCAGAAAAATATCTATCAAAGAAGACGGCCCCGAACATCCTATATACCCTGTCTTCCCTTTTACCAAGATATTAAAAAATATTTTTCCTGATTATAAATTAAAACAAAGTGGATGCTTTCTTTATCCTAAAGGGGGATATATGGGATGGCATACGAATCATGATAGTACTGAAGACAGACTATATATAACTTACACAGAAGAGGATAAAAAATCTTTCTTTAGGTATTACGAAAATGGGAATATTATCACTGATTACGATGACAAAGGGATCACGATTAGACGTTTTTCTATTTCAGGAAAACCACCTTACTTTTGGCATTGTGTAGGAAGTTATACTAATAGATTGAGTTTTGGGTATAGATTACATCCGAAGAAATAAACTTCTTAATTTCTTTGTAAGTAAAAACATAAAATAAACCATCTGTAAAACCATTATTCAGCCTCTTCCTTATCCTATGTTTCCCATCAATCATTCGATATTTTTTACCATAAGGATTAGGTGCATTGAATGAAACAATACCTGGAATATTAATATCACATTTTTTATAACGTCTACCATTACAACATGGGCAATTTATAGACTCTTCTTCAGATAAATGCCTTCCTTTCCATCCTATCTCGTCAATTTTTATTTTTTTTAACCTCTTTTCTGTTAGGAACGGTCTTAACCTTTCTAGATAAATAAAACCTTCAATTCCGTTAAAACTCCAATCACCATAACGAGGACTAGACAAATGAAGACTATGCCTTCCAACTAATAAATGTTTACTCACTAAATAACATAAACATCTACACGTCCACTACCACCAGCTCCTGCCGCCCCATTATAAGCACCTCCACCTCCTCCTCCTGGTGTAGCACCATCAGACGCAGCCCCATTAGTACCACTTCCTCCATTTCCGCCGTTTCCTCCCATCACACTAGTTCCCCCATTTTGACTATTCGCTCCTCCTCCTCCTCCACCCCATATCGACGGTGCTCCTGCATGTCCAACATCACCACCTCCACCGCCACCACCACCGCCAAAAATTGCGCTAGTCGGGGCTCTATAACCTGTAGAGGGACTATCGTCACCTGGTGCTGAATAAGAGACTGAGGAATCACCACCCATATACGCTGGCCCTCGACCTCCAAATCCACCACCATGAGCACCATCTAGCCGATAGCCTTCCCTGCCTCTTTCCCCTCCATGCGCTGTAACTAAACTCCCAAAAGATGAATTGCCGCCATGCCCACCTGATGAGCCACCAGCACTTCCCCCAGCCCCAACTGTGACTGAATAAGTACTATCCGTTAACTCCGAAAAAGGTTTAATCAATACTCCACAAGCTCCTCCGCCTCCTCCTTGGAAAACACTTCCTGAACCTCGCTTACAACCACCGCCACCGCCACCCCAACAAACAATTATAACGAAACTGCCTGATGTAGGTTTAGTCCAAGTTCCAGAACTATCAAAACGTGTAGCACTTGAAGAAACTACACTAGCCCAGCTAAGAACACTGCCATCAGTTACAAGACTTTTGCCTTGATTTCCTTGTTGATCAGGAAATAATGCTGTTTGTGCTGCTGCTTTTGTCGTTGCACCTGTTCCGCCGTTAACAATTTCTGTTACACCTTTAGGCGAAAATGTAGTAGCAGATAACGCACCAACTTCAATCCAACTAGAGTCGGCAGCATCTCTAATATGTAAGATACTTGGCTGACCTGTTTGTGTCTTAAGCCACGGCATAAAAGCAGCCGTTGTGGCCGGAGGGCCATCCCCACTATTTAAAGTTTGAAGAGCTTCAAAATTATCGTTAATTTCTGCCCTTACTCTAGGAAAAGTATCGTTTTCGATACGATTTGAGTTGGCTTGTCCTGATGGGTTTGCTTGTGGCATTAAATGGCCCTCCCGAATCCTGTCACAGTGTACATAAATGCTGTATCTACATTACTCCCATTATTGAATGTTGCGGTAAATCCTGTTCTGCTCAAACTAGAAACACTTACAAATAAATTTGAACTAGAAGAATTAGGAGTGATTTGAACTTGTGGCGTATCATAAAAAGCTTTCTCAAAAGTGACAGCATAAATTCCTGTCCCTGTTTTATTAACCAAAGGATTTGTATTGTCATCTGGTAGCAAGCCATCAGCTTCAACAGAAGCACTATCTGTTCTACCTAATAAATCTAAAGTTGCTCCAAGATTACTAATTGAAACTTCAGCATCAGTATTATTTGAAGTAATAACAGCCTTAACTTGAGTACTTCTAGATCGAACAATTGCAGCTTCAAATTCTGCCCAGTTACCCCAAGGCGGCGAAATAGTACAAGAACCACTTGTTGTCTGACTGCCCCTATCTGCTTCTGTGTAACCAGCGACCCAATAATCAACAACAACGTATGGATCGAAAGCTATACAAGTGAACACACTTGAACTTGTGACTGTCAAAAAATAAAAACCAGATTCTATGTTTCCATTTGTATTTATAATTTCAACTTCATCCCCATCGACAAAACCATGACCAGAAAGATATGTAACAGTAATAGTCGTACCACTTTGGGCATAAGTAGCTGTCCTTATGCTTTCAAATGAACTTGTTCTTACATACAAATCGACATTGGCTTCATCAATAACATCTCCATCAAATAAACCAGAAGCATCATCAAATAAACCAGTCCTTGAATCCCACGTCAAACCTTCTGCTCTAATTGAATTACTAATAACTTCTTTCCTTAATACTGCATCGTACTGAACACCTGCATGTCCATAATCAAAGGCCGTTGCAAATGTATATTCAGATCGTTCATCTCCATCTGCGTAGAAAGGATTATGGTAGCCAGATGATACATAAGGATTAGGTGATAAAACTAAATTATTACCTTTTATCTTTAATCCAGTGTTAACTTTTCTACCAGTAAATAGAGCTTCTTCACTCCATGTTGTGACATTAAGTCGTCTAGTTGCTTCAGGTAATGTAGTAATAAATGTAGCAGGAGTTTTTGATTTATTTCCTAAATAATCTTGCGCCTTAACAAAGTACGTTCCAGCCAAAAGAGGAACTTGTTTTTGAGTTGAAGCACCTGAAACACCATCGACAATTTTATTACTTGTTAACCAACTAGCACCTGAAGTTCTAGGGTCATGCCTAATTATAATTTGACCGCCTAATTTAACATCTAGCTGTGTAACTGCTTGCCAAGATAAGACAGCTAAAGTCTCGGAAATTGGAACCATTGACAAACCAGAAATATCAACTGGATCTCCCCCTAAACCTGCAACATCATATGCACCTTTAGCAGGAGAACTATACAATATTCCAGTAGAACTGATACTTGAAACCTGTACTTGGTATGTACCTTTCTTTACATCAAATAAATCAATTGTTGTGTTATTAACTATTTGAGTTATATAGTTGTCGTCTTCATGTCTCCATTTCACTCGATAACGATCTACTCCTGCAACACCTTCCCAATGGAACGTAACCTTAACAGCAATTCGACCATTTAATTCATATTGAAGTTCCTTAGTCGTTGTCCCGTCTGCCCTAGGAACATTTAAAACTTGAACATTTTGTGGTCTTGCTGGAATAACATTTAGATTCGTTGTATCTCTAGGTGTTAAAGCAATATTTTTTTCAATTAAATCATACTTACTAGGATCATAAGAAACGGCTTGAACAGTATATAAAAAATCTTCCTCTTCTTTAATCCCAATAACTCGCCATAAAGTAGTTTTCAAATCTGAAGTTTCTAAAACCCATCCACTATTTGCTTCTGGAATTGCTTGAAAATTAGTATTTGTTTGAATATAACCATTCCCTTCGTCATATGTTTTAGCCCAATAACCATTAAAACAATATCCACCAATACCTGAAATATCATGCCATTTATCAAAAGTACCATCAGGCAAAATAACCCCTAATTTAGGGTAACTAGAATCAACATTTATGCCCTCAATATCTTTATCACTATCTACTAATATAGAATTAATAGTTCCCGAAATTGTACGTCCTGCTCTTCTTTCTCCACTTTTTAAAGGATCAGCAACAGAAATAATAACTCCTGGTCTTAATAGCTGAGCAGTTACTAAATTAGAAGTAAATGTAATAACTTCACTATTATTTTCTTCATATAAAATCCATTTTCCTAATCTATTTGCTTGCGCTCTACTTGTACATCCAAAAGCAGTAACGCTCTTCTTAATTATTCCTCTTTTCGCCTCTCCATTCTTCGTTAAATCTCTATTATCTGGATCATCAGTTGTTCCTATATCTTTTACAACCTCATAAGCCCTATCTTTTAAAACTAAATCTAAATAAGCAACAACAACAACTGTTGGTTTGTTTTTATTACTTGTATTGGTATAAGAAAAACCTTCTTCCGTTACATTACTTTGATTAAAGCTATAAATAGGATCAGCAGGTGCGTCTTGCCCAATACTCAAACTTCCGTCTTCCCAAAAACCTTGACTTCTCATTACAGAGAGAAGTTGATTAACAACATCAAAAGCTTCGGATGTTGAATTAATTGTTGCATTACAACTAAATCTTGCCTCTTCTCCCCCACCGAAACCGTTAGGAACTAATTCATTAGCATGTTTAGAAGCACGAAAGAATGCCCATTTATCCAATTGTGAACTATCGAAATGATCTCCAAGTCCAAATCTTTTATTTAACATCAACGCATATAACAACCAAGCAGGACATGAAGTCCATGTCGCAGCTTGAAATTCTCCATCCCATACAAAGTTAGTTGGATAAATTATTCTTCCCGTATCACTATCAACCGTAACTCCTTTTGGTATCTGTACTTTTAAACCTTTAATATCATACTTTCTAGTAGGAATTGAACTGAATTGTTGTGCATCAAGCCTTACACCAATTAAAGCTGTATTTTCATAAGTTTGAGAACTAAATTTAACAGAAGTAAGAGAGTTCCAAACAAAAGCATTAGACAACATAGAGTCAGTGCTATCGTCTGTAACCCGTTCAACTTGAATCGTATAATTTGAATTTGGATATTTCGTCTTATTGAATTTTATTTCATATTGTCTGTTATACGCATCAGCCGTCCTACCTCTAATCGTGTCATCTACTACCTCAAGAAATCCACTCTGACTTCCTGTTGATATATTTGTATATTTAACAGCTATTTTTAGCTGAACGCTTGTACCTAAAGTGTCCCCGTTTTCATTATTTATTTTTTGTAGAGAAGGAATACTAATTATTATTCTTGCAGCATCAACACTACTATCAGATATTGTCTGGACTACAGGAAAAGCCTTTTTAACTGGGACATTAATAACCGATGCAGATAAAATTTTAGTAGAAGAATCTAATGGAATTAAATCCTGATTTGCTGTCCCTGTTCTTTCGTATAAATCAACATCTTGAAAATTATATGTTCCGTCTGCATTTTGTAAGGCCGTATCATTGAAAAACACAGATTGATGCCCATTAGCAAGACCTTCAATTTCTCCTTCTGCAATAACTTCGGTGACGTTTGCAAATTCCCTGCTATCTAAACTATCTCGATCAGTGCGTGGAGTTCTACTACTACCACCACCACCTTTACCACCACTACCAGCACCAATAATTGTTGTAGTCATGTGTCTTCAACTCCTGTGTCTACTTGAACAGTATCAATGCCTGCGCTGACAACAACGCTTCCCGTTATTGTACGTCCTAAAACAATAGGGACAGGAACACCCGCAGAACTTGTATTGGTGATCCCACTAAAATTAAACGATTCTCTCGGATCTTCCGTCTTTTCAGGAGTTGGTTGATCGGGAGCTAACAGGCCAGCAATACCCGAAAGGACTAATAAAACACCAATATTTGCCACTAAAGCATAAGCAGAAAATCCACCAGCAGTGGCAGCAAAGCCTAAACCTCCCCCTGCACCAAAAGCAATTGATCCCGCAGGAGCAAGATAAAAAGCTCCAGCAATTAAAGCAACTCCTATAATTATTCTCCCAACATCTCCTCCAGCTCCAGCAATAACAGGTGTAATATATATATCTTCTTTCCCAATAGGATCATTTATCTCGTCAACGCCTATTGATGTATCTCCTACACATACAACATATTCTCTCTCTGCCATATGACGTTCTAGTGACGGGAAATTAGCCACTAACATCCTGATACTTTCTGCAACATTAGATATGTCGGCAACGATCTCTTTTCTGCCTACAAAATCAGCCAGTTCCCCATATAATTTTACTGTTCTCATGCCTTAATCGTTTACCTGTACATGATTGTAACCACTCTCCATAACAATCTCTACAACTCAAACGATTTTGAAGATGATGCAACACATTTCCATCCCCTAAATACACCGCACAATGATTTAATCCAGGTGATCCAATCGACATCAATAACAGATCACCCTTTATTAATTTCTCATCCCTTAGCAACCTAAACCCTGTTGCTTCATACGCTCCATCAAACATCGGTGCTTTTATGAAGTCTTCTGGGTTAACTGGTCTTTCCCAATCCCTTAACTCTAATCCTTCCTTTTGATACCAATCACGAACCAACGTCCAACAATCTTGTACAGCCCAAACATACTGCCTAGCCAATAAAGGTGAAATATAGACCCCAACAGGATTATATGTACTCCATTTTTCCAACCTCGGATTAACAATATGCCACGGGATCTTGCCTTTGCTCGCTGCGACCTTATCTGCTTCTGATGGATGAGGAGATGTCACTGGATGACTATGTACGACAGCTAATATTTCCCCAAGTTCTTCTCCTTTTGCATAATCAATAGGAGAAATCTGAAACATCTGTTCTGAATATTTAGCAATATTTTCACAAGGCCAATATTTTTTCTTTCCTTTTACTAGCAACAAAAGACCGCAAGCTTCTTTTGGATCTTGTTCTTTCGCATGTTCTAATGCTTTATCTTTCCAAT